AAGTTGTAAAAACCGAACCACTATAAATTAAGGGTAAAGCTACTTCATTTGTAAATTGATAACCCGAATAAACCCAACACTGACTATAATCATTTAATGAAACAATGTCACCAAAATTAAGGTTTGGATTATCTTCAGTGTAAACACAATTAGATAAATCACTACAATTACAGAAAGTAAAATACACATTTGGTAAGTATGTACAAGTAACTAATATTAATTTTTCACAGGGGACTATAGTTTCAATAATTTTAAGACCGACAGATGGGGCGTCATTAAATAATATCGGTAGTGGTATTACGTCAATTGGGGGAACATTATTGGTTATTGTATCAATATATTGACATTGATTACCATAAACATCACATATGTATATTTCATATGGTGGTGTAAGACCCGTTATTGACGATATGATAATACTTCTCATAACTTATTTAACAAGAGACACAATTTATATCATACAATATTGATACTTGTACTGTTATGTTTTGATTTGATAGCGGGTCTGTTGTTTCTTCACAACTCGTATTGACAGTAATTGTGTTATTATCAGTATCAACGATAACTTCGCCAATCCCTGTAACACCACTTAATAACGTCTCAACCGTGTTATAAAAATCACTATTTTCCGGTACATCATTTATGGTTGTTGCGGTATAAAATGATTGTGTGAAAGCGGTTCCCGCAACTGTCGCAACCGCAGAGAATGTTGCGGAACTTAATAAACAATCCGTGCAACCACTAGTTAAATCCAAATACCCCTCAAGTAACATTTTACCTAAAGTCCTTTCCGTAATATCACCAGTGCTTGAAATTGTGCTTTCACATATATTATACTCACTTAAATTTGATAAGATAAATACTCCTGTCAATATTACATTCTTAGTCACCGCACATCCATCATTATCTTGTACCGTTAAACTATAAGTACCTGCGGATAAATTACTAACCGTAGTTCCAGTTTGACCATTAACATTAGATGACCACGTTAAAGTAAATGGGGGCGTTCCTTGGAATATGTTTGCAAATATCTCTCCGTTTGAACCGTTGGTGGAATTTGTTGGTATTAATATAAAATTTATTTCTTCGCTCTCGTCTATTGAGAAATAATTAATCTCTTTACATTTTTTTGCGTCCGTTATTGTAACTGCGTATGAACCTGACGATAAATTGTTAAATGTAAATGAACTTAATGCCGTTGGTGTTGATGGTGATATAAAAGTCCCATTACCACCCTCAATTGAATATGTGAATGGTGAGGTTCCCCCTGTTGTTTTAAAGACCTGCACTATTCCGTTATTATCACCACAAGTAGTTCCAGTTACTTGCGTTGTGATATTATATAACGATATTGATGAGATAATAACAGTACCGCTATAAGTACAGATACCGTCAGTTATTGCTAATGAATATATATCAGGAAATAAATTAGGAAATGTAGCATTTAAAGATGTTTCTTGTACTAAGGTATCACCAATACTGTTAATAAGTGAATATACATAACTAGCACTTTTATTACCCGTTAAACTAATTGCAACACTACCATTATTATTACCACAAGAACTATTAATAACATTAATTGATGTAACCGCAAAACTATTTGGTTGTGTTAGTGTTACCTGCGTGGTAAAACTACACAAGGCGGAATCGGTTACTGTTATATTATAAACACCCCCATATAAACCTGAAAATGTATATGTTTGATCATAAGATATATCAATATAACTTAACTCAGGAATATAATACCTGTATGGTGGTGTTCCATTTTTTACTGTTATTTCTATCTCACCATCGGGAGAAAAACAACTTGGCGGCGTTGGTATTATTTCAACAAATTCAACTGGCGGCACCTCAATTATTTGAGCGGTCTGTGTTAATGTACAGTTTTGAGCATCAGTTATCGTAACACTATAATAACCCACACTTAAACCTGTTAATGACGTTCCTGTTAATGGTTGATTAGTCGGTAGTAAAGCTGGTGTTGGTGATGACCATAGATAAGTGTATGGAGCTACACCTGTTAATCCCGTTATAAATAGTTTACCAAAACCACCATTAATACTACCACAATTTGAACCATTGACAACATATAATCCGTAGTTTAATTCGGTTGAATCCGTTACAATACAATTTTCACTGTTACCTGTACAACCTCCACCATCGTCCGCTACTATATAATATACCCCACTTGATAGATTTTGAAAAACCGCCGAATCCACAATCGTTGTTGCCGTCTGAAAACTAACCCCATCTTTAAATAACTCAAATCTACCTTGACCGTAGAAATTAGTGGTGGTTGCGGTTAAAGCCCCATTACTAACACCACAAGTTGTTGGGGTTACATTAGTTATTGATACACAACTAGACGCCGATGAAACATATATATTAAGAGTCGCTCTATTGTTTTGTGTTGTTGCGGTGGGTCCTCCACAGGAATCATTTACCTCTAAAACATATAAACCAGCGGGTAAATTACTATATGTTCTCGTACCACTTAAAATACCTGTCTCAACCGTAGGTCCTCCACCGGGAGGCCAAGGATTCGGTGAGAACCAAGTGATACTCATTGGTTCTGAGTTAGTTGATAGATTAAGTGTTATTTCACCTGATCCATTATTTTGGCAATCACCAATTACGCTAAAATTACTAAAATTAAAGAAGCAAGACATTTTGTGAACAATATATATTGAAATTTATACCCACATTTATTTTAAAATCTGAGTTTAGGTTAGCCTCATCACAAGTAAGAGTATAGATAGTCACCACATCATCTACTATATAATAATCTAACCCATATTCTATAAGTAAATCCAATTGTGATTCAAGTGCGGATAACCACTGACTGGCCGATGGATAACTAAAATCACCTAAACTTAAACCAACACCATTAAAGAATGGATAACTTATAATCTCAGACCCCCCTAATGATATTTTAACATACCATTCAGATGATAGTGAAGATAAATCACAATTATATCCGTTAGAGTAATTTGTTACCAATTGATTTAAAACGGAACCAAAATTAGTTATCTTAGGATCGCTAGTCCAAGGATATACATCACAAGTTGTTGAGGCTTGGGGACAATCAATGGTAAATATTGGACCAATAAGAGTACAAGGATTACAAGGTACAGGTATAATTTGACAACCTCTTTGTCTTCTCCATACAAATTTTTGGCGGTGAAATGCCGAGTTTTCATATCTAACACCAGTATTCCAAATAGTTGTCGCTGGCACCATTTGTTCAACCAATCTTATCCAATAATCACCCATCCCACTGATATAATCAATCATTTTTTGATATGTGTAATCAGTGTTTGGAACATTATTACCTTCACCTGATTTCAAATATTTCCAATAAATATATTCTAGTGTTGGATAACCTCCGGTCTTACCATTTGTAATATATTGTCTATCCCTAACATTTATCATATTTTGCCAAAAGGTTTGAGCAAATTCAAAGAATGTTTTTTGTGATGGATTTGGATCAATTAATGTACTATCTAATATCGTTGGGTTTAGATATGTCGGGCAATAACAATTACCGCTAATCGTTAATCCTGATGCGGGTATTGGGTAATCGTAATTACTTGAAGTATACCACACATCATAAACTAAGGCTTGTCCAGGATTCAAGAATAGGTCGACATTTTTTACGTTAAGTATTAATTTTTCATCATCAACAAAGTAGAATGCATTATTACCATCTGCGTTTCTTCTTAATCCAGTTTCTAAAGTTGACCAACTTTTCTTATTATCTATTGTTTTAGTTAAAGTAAATCCTAAGTCCGTATAAGGAAAATCTCTAAATCTATCTAAATAAACTTGACCATATGTAAATGGTGCTAATTTGGTTTGGTAATTAGGATTCTGACCCGTGAATGTCGTATTAACAGAGTCAAATACCTCATTAGATCTATGTGATGGCGTACTTTCAAACCAACCCGCGCCTATTTGGAAGTAGAAACTATCTGTATCTTCTGGGGCTCTAGGATATCCATTAATATCTATTGGAAATTCTTCTAAGGTTATGTCAGCATCTTGTATTATTGTCTCTGTGGTAAATCCGGTAAATATTCGTCCGTGAATTTTAAATGTGTTACCAGGTTCTAATACGGGTAGTTCTTTTGAGTATGTTCCTCCTGATATCTGAGCAAATTCTTGGTTGAATTGCGTCATATTAATCTTTTGGTCGGCAAGATAGATATGTTCATTAAAATCAACCAACGCATCTGGAGCCCCAATTAATCTTAATAATCCCTCAATTGATTTTCTTGTCCCTTTTGATTTAAAAAGGTATGCGGAATTCAGAATCAAATTTCTATAAAATTGATAATTTAACTCATCGGGAGTATAACCCCTACCGACACCCGGAAACTCACTAAATTCTTCACCTCCGAAAACGGAATTTAAAAAATCTTCGTTAGTGATTGGTGATATGTTTTTTGACCAACCCAAAGTTTGGGATAAGTTCTTTAATAGTTGTGATGGTATGTCATTACCTACATTATAATTAACTGAATTCATATAAGCCAAAGCGTCTATAAATTTTTTTACTTGATCAAAACTTCTACCATATAATTCTAAAACTTTACTTATTTTTTGGTCATATGTATCAAAATCTTTAAAAGCCCCTGTCGTTAAAAATCTATTAATTAAATTTGTTTTAAATGAATCAAAATTTTCGGCAATAACACTTATATTCACAACATAGTCTTGAAAAACTGGCGTTCTTATATCTAAATTCCAAACACCATCCAAAGGCCAAGTTACTGATTGAGTGCTAACATAGTACTTACCATTATTATCTTCCTCAACAACCTGAAAATCAGCGGTGTAAATTGGTGTTGCCAATCTATTAAGTAAAAATCTCTCAATCTCATCAAAATCCTGCCCGAAAACCATTTCGGTTGTTTCGTAATTAGGTCTTATAATAAAATTATCGTAAGTTATGGTCACACCAGTAAAAGGATTACCCCTAACATACATTTTTAATGTCCCCGAAGATAAATTATCAGTAGGGGTCATAGAAATTAATGGGTAACTATTTTCATTAATGTATAGACTATATTTTGTATAGGTGGTTGTCATATCCCTAAGTGGGGATAATTCAATCTCACTAACACTTATATTTCTAGGGGCATTTATTGTAAAATCAACATCAAAAGGATTTCTTATCCTTGCAAGGTCAATTTCCAAATAAGTAACATCATTAGTACTATTGTATGATATATTTGTTGCTGTTGCTCCTGTTGTGTAGTTTGGTGATTTAAAAGTAACCTCTAAAGCTGCAGGGAAAAAATTAATTATTTTGGTTATTGATACCGATAACCTTTTAGTTAATGACCCGTATTGTGAAAAATTAGAAACCTGACTTAAATCAAAATTTGGATATACCTTAAAATTCTTCTCAATTATTGATCTTGATTCCTCCACGGATCGAACCCCAAGGCTATCTAATGTAATTGGATCTGAAAAAGAACCTATAATAAAATCCCTATTTGATTTTTCAGTAATACTTACCGTAAATTCAAAATTACCTTGTGTCAATCCACCTCCAGCAACTAGTTGGAAACCAACTAAATTGTCAGAAAAAGTATTATCTGCGGTTGCTTTTTGCGGCGGACAAGTATATTTTTTAGCCATTATTGAGTAATATTTACAAAGTTTTTACTGTAATCTATATTAGTTCCCCTATCTTGTCTAACTTCATATAATAACTCATTAAACTCATCTCTAACCTCATAAAGATTGTATTGTTTGTAGATATTGTTATTACTGTCGTACATTGTGTAAATACCATCATCCATAGATTTGGTTTGATTACCATATAGAGCGATGGCGAGAGTTGATATATCGTGCTCTACTATCTCAATCTCAATACTAATTGGGTTGAAGTATGTATTACTTATAGTTACGTTTTGATTTGGCTGACCTATAAATGGTGTTGCGTTTGGTTTGTTTGTTGGTGATGATGATGGTGATACCGTACAAAATAGTAAGTTGGTTGCCCCATCAACATATCTATATCTAATTGATTTTTGTGATGAGTTTGTTTGGTTTTCCGTAACGGGCTCACAATAAAATGAAGATGTTATAATTCTAAAAAAGTTGGGTATTTTACTTCCATCAGGGTTTAAATATTCTATTCTAAATCCTACCAATCCTTGAGCAACAAATTTGTTTCTATATTGAGCTGGTACTTGTTCTAAATTAAAAATTAATCCCTTAACATTAGGTATTGCGGATAAAACACCACAATCATTAATTGTTGTTCTAATTTGTACTGGCCTAATATATAGGTTATAAATACCTAAAGCATTAAATTGGTCTGCGGGTAATTTTAGGTTATATAAACCACCTAATATCTCAACATCCGCATTACCACCCGTATTTCCATTATTGAAGTATGGTTTTAATACGTCTTGAGCGTTTAATGTTGTAAGCGTAAAATTATCGGTATTATCCCTACTTGGGGTAAAATTTAATATTATCTCAACATCTTCGGGGGAAACATCCGCCGGCCTTATTGTTCCATATGATCCGCTTGCCATTATTAATTTATTAGTTCATTTATTATTTTAACCATATTTATAAATACTTAATATTAAGTTTTATTAACATTAAAAAATTTATAACCATAGGCGGTTAAACCCCCAATTGTTGATACTTCACCCAACCTATGTACGGTTTCAAGTGCGGAATTTTTACCTCTCTCTATATATACATTTGAAAATACCTGTGGTTGATCAATTACATTTAATAATGCTTCATCTTTGGTTAATCCTGATGAAACCAACCAATCTTGAGTTAGCCCTGACGACTCCGCAACATATATTGTTGATCCATCATCATAATCATAATAATCAACCCCATTAATTGTATACGCATCTGACATATTGTCAGGTGTTCTACCTTTGTATATACCAACGGTATTACTTGTTCCCGTTATTTGTTGATTAAGTTTAAAAGATTTTCCATTTTTTGTCGCGTTACCCTTATATTGGGATAAGTCACCTAATGTTGATTTTGTATATCCAGTAATATAAAAAGGAACTGTTGTGTAGTTTGAACTTATATGATCCAATAGATTGGTGTTTGAATCACCCGAAAAAATGTAGTCATACATTATTGGAGTTCCTGACCAATCACCCCCTTGTGGAATGAAATAAGCCGTTCCATTTGGATTTAATATCGGTATATTAGTAAAAGGTACTTGAACTTGTTTTTCAATTACCGTTACCCCAAATTGGGTATATCCCGATAATGTTATAGTATATTGAGCACTTCCAGATGGATATGTATGTGATGTATAATTTGGAGCAACCGAAATTAAATTTTCCACGGGGGTATTATCACCCCAATCTATCTTAAAAGTGGCACTTTGTAGAAATTTCTTATACTGAACATCTGATGTATTATATACATAATATGTTGATGAGTTAGCCCCTGTGACAGCAGAAAATATAAAGTTAGTAATAACATCTTTTTGTAGTATAGCGCCATCAAAAACTGAATAATAACCAATGTCCGTTATACTTTGAGTAAATAAAATAGGTATGGTTAATCCCGTCATTAGAGAAGTTCCACTCGTACCTCCAGTAACCACCGCTGACATTTGTAGTTGTACCCTTGTCGATGCGGTTGTAAAATAAAAGTTTTCAGTATAACTCGTAAAGTCACAACAAGTCAAATCCAAACTAAGGGTTACTCCCGTAGATGCGGTATAGACCATAGTAACTATATCACTAGTTATTACTTCGGGTGAAATCTTAATATAGTATCTTTGATCTTCCATTAATTCGGATTAACATATTCGTACCAATTTATGGGGTTTCCACTATCACCAATTCTTAAATCTGATCCAGCGCTAAAATCAAATATCTGATATGTGTAATCAGAGTAATCTAACTTAACTTTATAATAAAAATAATCCTCACCATTAAATCCAAACTTATCAGATAAAGAACCCTGACTTTTATTCATCATTTTAACAAAGTTTCCATTACTTCCATTAAAGAATTTAGCCGACATATAAAATGTATCAATATTTAAAAACTCTCTACTTTTTAACCAATATAAAAAGTAACCTTCTTTTTGTGCCCCAACAAAATCTAATTTATATTTGGGAACACTTACATTAACATCTGGTAAGTATACCGATATCTCCTTTAATTCATCCAAAGACTGATTGGCAAATAGAATTACGGTGAAGTAATTTTTTTGAGTTTTACTGTCTCTAGTGTCATAAAAATCTAATTTAAAAAATGACTTTTGGAATGGTTTTGTGGTATAATATATGTCTTTATCGGAAAACCCTTCACTATTATAACTTATGTCCCAATAACTTGGGATTGATTGATTAATTAGGTTTATATTAGCATTATAAAAATAGAAATTATAATTTACAGAGGACTCATAAGTATTAGGATATTGTTTATTCTCAAATCTAGCCAACTCAAAATCTTTTGGCTTACCAATTACTTTTTCAATAATATCTTCTTGTATTTCGTCAATACTATCGTCTCTACCATAGAAATCCCATTTGATCTCCACAGGAATATCAATGTACTTATCGGTACTTGTTTTTACTATCTTGAACTTATTCACACTCATCTGTGGTAGGTAAAGGAATTGTATTTATTGTTGATAGAGGTGTTGACGCTCCTTCAGGGATTACTCTAAATATAGTATTGGTAAAAGGATAATGAACACCATTTAAAAATGGATAATCAACTCCAACTCCATCAGTATCTATAAACCCATACGTATATATATCTCTCCAAATGAAAGTTCCGTTGGTTTTTGAAAAAACAGCGTAATCAGGTATTTCACTAACCGTAGCTGGATCACCTTCCTCAATATATGATGAAAAATCCTTTATTTTAATTGGGTTATGTGGTTTGTAGTAATACCCTAATGGGTTTCCGGAAAAACCTTGTCCTGTTATATTAATATTAAAATGATTAGGGTTATATGTTATTTTATGATAAGCATCTGATATAACTCTTTCAGTGTATTCATAATTATTCCACTCACAATAATCACCATCTATCATATCACCATATTTTAATGGTTCGTTATGATAAAAAGTTCTACCATTGACCGTATATGATAATGTTGGTATAGATGTGTAAGCATTTGGTGTTAAGTTTTGTGGGTCATTGTCCCACCAATCAGATGGTTGTCCGTTACTTTTTAATGGTAAATTAAAATCAAAACCTTCTTTTAATGCTATATTTGGACTAGATGGTGGGTAGGTTGGATTTGATGTCCATCCAAATCTACCAATCCACTGAAAAGTGAAGAATAGTTGAGTTATTGGCCGACTTTGATTATCTATAAGATTATCTATTGATATATCTTTTGAAAAAGATAATGTGTATGATTGACTACCTTCTTTTACTGAAATTCTTGATACTTTATTTGGGGTTAATCCTGACGGTTCATATTGTTTAATTACCTTGAATGGATTTAATTCAAATCCGGCATTTACCAACATCGCATCTTCGGGGTTCGTTATTATTTTATGTCTCCTAATATAATATTCAGACATCGTATCTTGGTAGTTGTTCTCATCAATAACTCTTTTAAATGTTCCCGTAGTTCCGACATCAAAAGTGTTACCGGTGTAACCTAAATTTGAAATACTAAACACATATTCTTCAGATCCATAATTACCATCTCCTAAATCATATACTTGAAATAATCTTTGTCCATTATAATCAATTGATAAGTAAGCAAACTCTCCAACATTTAATCCGTGCTTACACACAGATTTAAATGTTATTAAACTTTGACCATTTGATGTTGTGTTACTTATTATGAAAGGTAACCCATCTGAAGCTGACCAAGATATAGTAAATGGATCAACTGCGGATAAAGTTTTGGTTATATTATCGTAAGGATAACTAATGAAAAAATTCCAATTATATGATGAAGCGCTTACACCAACGAAATTAATATGATTATTTGTACCGGGTTTTGTATAACCTGAAACATTATTGTCAGTCCTCGTTAAATCAAACTCGTTATATAAAGGATATCCCGACCAATAAACATCGTCACCACCTCCATCACAAAATTGTCTAGATGATGCCAAAGCATTTACATAATATAAATTTTCAGTAAATGGAGCGTAATTAGTACTACCATAATACGTATTTTTAAATAAGTATGTTATTTTGGTAACAGGTCTAAATGTGGTCGATGCTTGTCTTTCATTCTCAAAAACTTGAGCTAAATCAATAGTATTACTTCTATCAAACTCCACAGATTCCTTAGTGGTCTGTGATAATCCAACATCAACCATATTATCAACAATTGGTGATGACTTAAACCTTAGAGTGCTAAGGACTATTTTTGTATTGTTCTCGTTTCCCATTATTCTACAAATGCATCAGTGTCAATCCATTTAGTTGTAAATCTGTCAAAAGCCGAAGCTCCTTTACTTAACCCAAAATAAAAATAAAAAGGGGCTCCAGTTAAATATTTTTCAGGTATTCCAGGTTCTGGTTTATAATCCAATTCACCTGTAACAGGGTTAATTAAATTATCATCAACATTGTAAATCCACCCTTTATGGTAATTTATTTGAGTTATGTTAGGACTTGGTTGGAAATTTTTTGATGCTGAGTACAATCTATCTATTTTTTGGTATCCGTATTGAAATGCGGTGCCGTTCGCTCCCCCACCGAAATACCAATCATTTTTTTGTGTTCCAAATATATTAGGGTTTCCAGTATTATCTTTTATATTCCATAAATAAAATGGAACTGACTGCGTTGTAACGGGTATGTAAGTAAAAGAACAATCATCATTCACACCAATAGTACCATTTGGATTATAAATCGTTCTGTTTGGTGAAATATAATCTCTAACTTGACTATCACCCGTATAAAAAATACCAAATGTTATATCATTAACATTAGCAACCCCTCCCGGAAAATATAAAGGTGAGTTATGTATTGTGTCACCAGAAGGTGGTTCAGGATAATTTGCCGGTTCAAAAGCCGCGATACCAAATTGTGAATTGGTTGCGATCATTTGGGCAAAATCGGCATCGACGAATCTTTTGTCTCGTGAGAAATAATTCATAATACTAGCACCTTCTGGTCTTTTAAATAACGCCCCAAAACTTGTATTAGCAAATCTTGACAATATAAATAGATTCAAGATATCTGATGTATCCCCAAATGTTGTGGTATTTAATTTATTCATAATATACCCATCCCAATTACCACTTTGTGATAGGAATTTTTGTAGTTCATCTCTTGGACCTAAATCAATCATTGTGGTTGGGAACATTAAATTTCTTTCATTACCTACAATTTTATCATTGCGTTCAAACCCTTTTTTACCTATAAATCGACCATTTGATTCATCGTATGGTGCGCTCCTATAATAGAAATTAAAAGTGTCAGGATCTAAAAATATTGTATCTTTACAATATTTGTTGTATGGTTGATTTGGTGGATTTTCATCCGGTCCTGTGAAATATCTTACGGTTTTAAATGGAAAAGCGTATAAAACCCCATTAACCCAATTATTAATAAACGTGTGTGAAAACACTTCTCTACAAGCGCCAAAATTAATATTCATTCGTGATAACCACTCTGTTATTAATTGTAGATCTTTTTTTAAATGACTACCTAAATAATTTGGATGTACTAATGAGTAACAAGAACCACCAATAAAGTATCTAGCATAACCTCCTGATGTATAATATTGACAAGTACCTTCATTATCAACAGTTATTGAGTCGGGAGGATCGGTTATATAACAATCAATTGGAACTAAATGTTCGCAACTAAAAGTCGCCAACACTTTATCTACGGACCCAAAACTTTCAGGGTCAGTTGATCCGCTAATTGGAACATCGGGGTCGTCACCAGGAAATGCCGGCGTTCCTGCGGCTGGATCTGCACCAGCAACTACACCATCATCGGATAACTCATAAATCGTAAATTGACCATTACTCATAATCGTCATACCTTGTGGTACTTGTGGCGCATTACTATTATTAGTGTTAAATGTTTGGAATATATCGGATGTTGGCATTCTGTCCGTCCTCATTACAATTCTATTACTATCGGACATAGTGGTATTGTACCAGTTTGGATATTTTGGGGCAAAATAAACTGAACCAAGCGCATCTTTACCACCACCATTCAATGTTAATATTGTGGATTTCATACCGATCATAGATCCTCCTTCAACACTCTCTCCGATAGCATATCTCTTATTGTTAAATTGTTCTCCATTATTTGATGGGAAATCACAATAACCAAAAACTAATGGGTTATCAATATGAGATCCAGGTTTCCTTGCATACATATTATCACTACCAACTCTTAATCCTCCTCCTGTTGTTCCGTTAATATTACCAATAAAAGTATATGATTGTATTGATGAAAACATTGCGGATGGTGTCCCTCCTGGCGCATAATTATTTAAATTACTGTTTTCGTCCAATGATGAGTAATTGGAAATTCTAAATGTTGGGAATGGTGTCCATTGTGTTGGTTGGAAATGGTACGAAGGAAAAAATATTCTGCCTTGTGAGTATCCGGTATCCACTTCATCGTTAGTGTTTATGCTTAAATGGTCAACGCATCTATGAGCGTTTTGCGACGCAATGAATTGAGCGTTACCAGTGGTGATTTGACCGAAATCTAGTCCATCGTTTGGTTGTAATGGGATATTCATTTTGAAATCTCCTTCAACCGAAATATCCCAATGGTTAGTTCGACCAAATAAACGACCGATGCCGTATTTTATGGGTATTCTACTTGAGTGTGGATCAACACCTCTAACCATTAGGGTTATAAACGCATTTGATTTATCTGAATACCCATTCCACCAATTAATATCCGCCCACGGTTGGGTCAATCCAATTATATTAGTCACATAGGATTGACTAATTAGTGACGAAGCGTCAAAAACCCGATTCGCAATACTTTCAGGTCCTCTACCATTATCCATACCAAATAATGAGGCAATTAGATCCTTATATTCGTCATACGTCATAGTTTTTATTACTTGGAAGTATTCAATACCTGTTGGGTATTTCAAATACCTATCCGAATCTGTATCAGTTTGAGTCATATTGTAAGTTACAACCCCTCTATACCCATTTATCGGCTCTGTATAACTAACATTTATTGCGCCTCCCGTATTGATAGGATTACCTGTTACTGAATATGTTCCATACGCATTTAATTGAGTGGTGGCGCTCATATTAACATCAACACCATCATATGGATTGTTAAATGTTAAAATAGTGCCGTCAGGTATTTTCTCTTCGATCATTAAAATCATTAAATTATCATAATGAAAAGTGGTATTAAAGTCATTTGCGGTCGTATTAAATGTGGATTTTATTTGATTTGTACCACCACCTAATGCGTAAGGACCACTTGGATCAATTCTTTTATTTAAAGATGAAGTTTCGTTAGTACTGCCACCCCCAATACCAAAAAACTTACCTTTAAAGTTCATTAAATTAAGGCTTTCAGGTACAGTTAAACTTTGAGTCCAAATAAATTGATCGTCAGTAAGATTAGCCCTTTGTGGTGTTCTAAAGGCGTATGAGTATGCTAAATTAGTAGATACAAAACCTGCGGAAAATCTTTGTATTGCATCAATTGATTGTTCATCATCGGTATTTACGTCATATAAAGTTTGGTCAATAATATCCGCCAATATACTATTATTAGTGAATAGTGGTGGTGAATAATCAGGTCCATAATTTGAAATATTGTTTTTTGTTGATTTGCAGGAACAAAGTTCGCAATCAGGAAATGTAAATAATGGAATATTTAGATTATTGAAATTACTTTGTATTTGTATTATTTTATTTTTAAGTTTATTAAATCCCGCTTTATCTGCGAACTCTATTATCGCTTGTAATACCGCACATATAACGTGAAATATAATCACCACTATTTTTAATATAATAGATATAAAAGATGACGCAATTACAAATAATAAAAATAATAAATCAAATCTATATTGAGCTTCGTTAGTTGGAAATTTATTACTGGTACTTTCACAAGCTTCATCTGTAATATTTTTAATACCCAAGTATTGTCTTTGTCTATTACCTTTTGTGAATCTTGTTATTAATTGTGATATCGTATAAACTTTATTATATGACATCTCATAAAATTTATCTTCGCAATTTATTGCTTCTTGTATAATATCATCACCATAGGTTGATGCTGAATAACCATAATCATTCCAATCTAAACTAAATGCGTATGATTTCTTAGCTGCGATATAACCACCTGAAGTTGATATAACATCTATCAAAGGATCCTGATTAGGGCGATTTCCATCCCACCCATTTTCTTTTACGTTTGGCACCAAGAAGTTTGCCCTTTTAATTGGTTCCCCCAAACCTGGCGATTGATTCCACTTTACCTTAAATCTGTATTTTGATTTGGTTGGTATTCCTTTTTTCTCATCATTTGAGAATATTTGTTCCCCAAATTCATTGGTTATGATATAATCCAAGTTCATTGGGACATCTAATAACCAAGTACCGTCAGGATCAATGACTTTACCATTATTTTCAAACTCGTGTTCTTCTAAAACAGGTCTACCATTTATGTCTTGATTTATGGTTTGTCTAATTGATAATATCTGACCTGGACCTGAAATTAAATTACATTGGTATCCAGATTTTTTAATTGGTTTGCAATTTCTTCTTAACGCCGATTCATCCGTATCGGATATAATTGACCCCATAAAAATTGCGGTAGGTTTAATAGTAATACTAGCCTCAGCAGTTAAATCAAAATCAGTTCTTGTAATTGATGGTTGGCAAATTTCTGGCTCTCCCCACAATGGTAGAACCTCAACGGTCTTATTTAAGAAGATAATTTGTGGTAATGTTGTTAAATTCTCAGATGTTTGAAATTTAGTTCCATTAACTTGACTCTCTGTTGCAATACCTAATCTTATTAAGTCTTGTGGTGATTGTGAAAATGGGCCCATATCAGATAAGTCCAAATTCATTAAAATTGTGTAACTACCAACAGGAACTCCGAATATCATAAAGTCACCACTATCGTTGGTGGTTACCGTAAATTTATAATATTTGTCATACAACTCTATCGCCGTAGGATTTTTTAATACATCCTCTAAGTCAGGAAATGATCCTGTAGCTGAGTGACCGGGAAATGACGGTTTGTATGGTAATAAATTATATCTATATCCATCCTCATTAACATCTGTTACCGTCTTATAAGGATATATTTCACTGATGGTTGGATTTAATTCGTCGGCGGCGCTTATTGGTATGAATAACGATAATTTAGCGTTAGGTACTCCATATCCATCATTAACAGACACTCTACCAGCAATAACACCATAATCGGAACATTGTCTTACATAGATCTCGCTTTGTGACAATTTTAAGGATAATATCTCCAAAAAATCAAAATCTTGTTCTAAATTTACGGTTACTGATTTATCAACGCCAACCTGCGTTCTTACCCTATATGATTTTGACATTTAATACTTTTTGAATAAATAGTTTATATTCTACTTTCAAAAAATAATTGATTTAATAAAAAAATAAATTATCAAGTGAAATTAACCGTTTTTAGGTTTTTAACCCTGACTCTAACATCTCTACCCGGATATCTAACTTGATATATTTGTGTCGGCTCGGCAAATATAGTTTCATCAATTAGTTCTATCTGTCTTGTTGTTGAATCCGAATATCTTTGTGAGGTTTGTGATGATGAGTACTGGCCTCCAACCTCATTTATGACATCTATTGCCGCCACACTAATAACACCATTTAAACTTTGTACTTGTCTTCTTATTTCAGATATATAAACATTCTCACCCATCTCTCTAACTGATGGCGAGAAATAATTAGTTACAATATCAACTATTTGTGAAATAACCACACCTTGATTTTGACTTGAATCTAACACAACAGATACATCCATACTAAGATCAACAACTTGAGCACTTTCTACGGATATATAATCATTAATCATACGATAGTTTGAAAGATAATTAGCAATATTTGTTTTAAGTGTATTTGAGATAACGTTACTTAATCCACCACTTGAATCGTATGATAATATTTGAATTTTGATTTTATTCTCTTGTTCGGTAATCGCCACTTTAGCTGGAGCTCCAAATTGTGATGGCATTTTTCTTATTAAAGATTCATAATCATTAATCGTAACCGCTCTGTTCTGCGCTGCGAAATTGTATGTTACATAATTTCTAACTTCCTCAACTGTTGGTACATTTGCACCTCCTATTGCTGCGGTTGTGTTATTACAACTTAACGAATTAATTACTGTTGTGTTTTGTGTTTGTGATGGGCCATTAACGAAGAATGAGACCGTTCCTAATTGATTAAGAACATTAACTCCTAAATTAGTTGATATACCACCTCCGACTCTGTATTGGACAAATAATGTGGTATTTGCCTTCAATGTACTACCCAAAGCAAAATTGTTTGAGTATTTTTGTAAATTCATAGGATTACCTGTTGCCGCAAACTCTCTTAATTGTTCATCAGCTGATTGACTACCCCCACCAAATATCATTTTAAAGAAACTCTCAGGTGTAAATTCCGTTATAAATCTTGTAGGTGCTGGAACATATTTACCCACCTTTACACCAGGTCGGTCCGATACTTTAGTTGGATCCTCAACAAAAACTTTATCTTGTATTAACGCATCAACTTCATACCATCTATTATCTAATCCCAAGAACTCATTATCAGTTGGTATGTTTGCGTATTGTGTTCCATCTTTTAATAATACACTTGTAACCCCTAAAACATTTTTTTCAGGTAAAAATAACTCAAAAAATGGCCTTACATCGTTTGATGTTATAACTCTTTTAAAAACTTTGGTTATACCATTAACCACTGTTTCTCTTTTCGTAATCGTATAGTTAATAATCGTATTATTAGCATCAAAGTTTGGAACTTTTTTTCTATTTGGAAATCCTTCATTATTATATGGTGACGAAAAATCAATGTCATAGACCGTTTCAAATATCTGACCTGCCCCGTTTATTTGTGATCCTCTTCTTAATATACCACAATATCTAATATCCTCTTTATCCCCAAAAGCGGGAACCGTTATTGAGAAATCAACCAACGCAACTGATGGTCTTTGTCCGGGGATTTTAAGCCCATAAGTTCTGGCAATATTATATATTGACGATCTCTGTTGGGCATATTGTAATACCGTTTCTTGAATACTTCTATCAATATTGAATTGTAAGTTGTCCGATACTGCGGCGTTTAGATCAAGTAATACTGAGAATGTCGAAGCGTCATTTACGTTAGACATCAAATCAGGATAATATGTTTTAACAAAATTAATTAATTCCGTTCTTATTCCCTGAAAATCTCTTGTTGTATATGATATTTTTTTATTTGCCATAATCTATTAAATATTAATTATTATAAAATCACTTGATTCAAATACATTAGATGTAATTTTATAATCTAGTCTGACTTTAGCAGTATGTTCTTTTGTTCCGACACCTGGAAGTCTAAAAACCCTCTCATCACCACTTATTACGGTAACATTTGGATCTTCATCTTCAGTCGACGCATCATAAACAGCAATGTTAGTTATAACCAAATTAGGTATGTACTTAGCGACAGAATCCCTTATTTCAGATTCCACCGCAGAGAATGATGGACCATCCAATGGTTCAAATATGTATTCAAGTAATCTGGTACCGAAGTCAGGTAAAAAATATCTTGTTCCCTTTCTTGTTAATAACAGATGTATAAGGTCGGTTCTAATTTCTTCCTCAATGGTTGATGATAAATCCAAGAACCTACCGTCAAATGAATCCCTAAATGGGAAATTTATTCCATATGTAACGCCGTTTGCCATATCTATAAATATAGTGCTGCTAATTTTTGTTTAAATAGGTGTAAAATAAAAAATCACGACGAATTGTCGTGATTTTAAATGTGATTAGGATGAACACCCAAAACAATCAACTAAACTACTATCAGGTTTTGGTGGTAAATTCATTTTAGTGTAATCAATCTCAGGTAATGGTTGATTAGTTTGACTAACATCCACAGCCAAGTGTTTTGCTCCCGTTGATATTGCCTTTGTTCTTACATAATAACAAAGTGTCTTTAATCCTTTATCCCACCCGTGAAAGTGTGATGTTGTAATTTTAGATACCGTTGGGTTAGCCAAGTAGATATTCATTGATTGTGATTGGTCAATGAACGGAGCTCTATCCGCTGACATATCAATTAATTCTCTTTGTGATATCTCCCAAATTGTTTTGTATTTCTTAAGTAGATACTCAACTCGTTTAACCTTTTTAACATAATTCTTATCTTCAGGATCCAAATACTTATTAAAGTTAATGTTTTGAATTGACCCCTCGTTCATAATGATTTCGTGTTTAACCGATTCGTTCCAAATACCCATCTTCTCAAAGTCATTGATTAAATACTTATTAACAATCATAATCTCACCGCCAACAACTCTACGGTTAAATAACGCCGAGTGAGCTGGTTCTGTCATTTCAAATGAACCTGTGATTTTTGCCGATGACGCCACTGGCATTTGTGCGGTAGTTAAACTATTACAAACTCCATATGTTTTAACATCCTCTTTTAGTGAATCCCAATCCCACAATCCTGATACATCTTCGTTAGTTAATCCCCACATATCAAATTGGAAAATTCCTTTTGACATTGGTGACCCGTCAAAATATTTGTATGGTTGATACTCACCAGTCTTACAAAGATTATTACTTTCATAAACCGCCCCGTAATAAATTGTTTCAAATATCTGTTTGTTTAATTTTTTAGCTTCGTCAGATGTAAAAACATAATCCATTAGAAAAAATACGTCAGCGAGTCCTTGAGTTCCGATGGCAATGGCTCTTTGTTCCATACCACCCTTTAATCCCTTTTCAGTTGAGTAGTGATTAATATCAATAACCTTATTAAGTGCTCTAACAACTTTTCTTGTTTCATTAAATAACAATTCAAAGTTAAATTTACCATCAATAATGAAGTTCTTTAGAATCATTGAGGACAGGGTACAAATTGCGGTAGTTTCTTCGTCAGTGTATTGATAAATCTCGTTACATAGATTGGATTGTTTAATAACCCCAATATTCTGATGGTTCGTCTTTCTGTTCGCATTATCTTTTGAACATAGGTAAGGAACTCCTGTCTCAATCTGAGATTCAATAATCTTATACCAAATACTCTGAGCGGTAACTTTCTTACCTAACCCCATTTTAACTGCCTTGTTATAGTTCTCCTCATATTCTTCACCATAACACTCTTGTAGAGCCTTAATACCCGCTCTTTTGATGTCGTTTGGACAAAATAGATACCAATCGGAACTCTCTCTAACCGCTCTCATAAAGTTATCAGGTATCCAAAGCGCGGTGAATAAATCTCTCGCTCTTAGTTCTTCTTGACCTGTGTTTTTCTTAATGTCTAATAGGTCAAAGATGTCTTTATGCCAAGGTTCAATGTATATCGCAGCACTTCCAGGTCGTCTTCCTTGTTGGTTAAAAAATCTCAATGACTCATTAACAATTTTAAGGTATTTAAGTAATCCACCTGCGAATCCACCTGATGATGAAATTCTACTCTCTTTAGATCGGATATTACTCATAGATAAACCAATTCCGGCTGCGTCAGATGAATATGTTGAGATGTCGGTTAAAGTATCCAATAATCCAGCTCTTGAATCACTATTGTTATAGTGTAATACGCAAGATGCTAGTTGGGGAACAATGGTGCCCGAATTAATCATAATAGGCGTTGCCGGTGATATTAGTTGTGTGGATAAAGAAAAGTAGTAATTAACCGCTTCCTCAAAAGATTTTGTAACCCATAGAGCAACTCTCATATACATATGTTGGGGTCTCTCCAATACAACACCTTCAGAACTCTTCAAAAGATACATTTCCTGTAGTGATCTCCAACCAAAATAGTCAAAGTTATGGTCATTGTCGTGGTTAATAACCTCATCAATGTTTGATGGTCCGTAACTCTCAATGATTTCCATAAGTTTATCACTTACGATACCATCTACGTGTAATGTGTGCATTGTGTTACAAAAACTAGCATCAGTTTCTTTATGGTGTAAAGAAATTGCAATACTCGCCGCCAACCTACTATAGTCGTAGTGACTACCAGTGTATGATGCCGAAATCTCGTATATTAATTTATCCAATTCCTTAGTGGTGATCCTACCCTCCGTCGGAACGGAGGTTATGACCTTAATAAAGATTTCATCAGAATTAACATTTAAAGATTTAGATGCTTTCTTAATCCTGTTGTATATTTTTGAGGGGTTAAATGATGTTTCCTCTCCGTCTTTCTTGATAATTGTTAGTGACATAGTTTTATTTTTTAAAAATCCTCATCAAATGAGATAGCTTCGTTTAATTTCGCCTTTTGATACTCAATAGTTCTACTTTCAAAGAAATTACCTTTTGTTTCCACAGCAATTTGCTCCATAAACTTGAATGGTTGTTCCACATTAAAATGTTTTTTACAGCCAAGTTTCATTAATAATTGATCCACAACAAACTCCAAATATTGTTTCATTAAGTTTTGATTCATACCAATTAATGACACAGGTAATGATTCTGTGATGAATTCTTTCTCAATTTCAAGCGCCGATAATAAGATCTCTTTAATTCGTTTTTCGGATATTTTATTATCAATGTGTCTGTTGAACAAATGGATTGCGAAATCACAATGTAGGTTCTCATCCTTAAAAATCAAGGCGTTTGCGTTACATAACCCCTGCATAATACCTCTTGATTTCATCCAAAATATAGAACAAAACGAACCTGAGAAAAATATACCCTCAACCGCGGCGAACGCTATCAATCTTTCTTGGAAAGATGCGTTGTTGATCCAATCTAAAGCCCATTTAGCTTTTTTCTGAACAGCGGGTAGAGTCTCAATCGCTCTAAAACATTCAAGTTTTTCATCGTGATTTGAGATGTATGTATCAATTAATAACGAATACATTAGTGAGTGTATGTTCTCCATCGCCAACTGCATCCCGTAAAAGAATTTTGCTTCGGGGTATTGAACCTCTCTGTAGAAGTTTTCAGCCAAGTTTTCATTAACGATACCATCAGAAGCCGCGAAAAACGATAATATGTTTTTTATAAAGTATTTTTCGTTATCCGATAATGATTCCCAATCACGGATATCACCACTCAAATCAATTTCCTCTGCCGTCCAAATAGCCGCTTGGTGTTGTTTGTAAAATTCCCAAATATCATCGTGTTCAATTGGGAAAATAACAAATCGGTGCGGGTTTGGTTGTAATATTTTTTCCATAATTAATTTACTTTTTGTTTTCTTTTATCCATTAACTCATTAATCCTTTTTCTATTGTTTTCTTCTTTCTGTTCTTCGTGTCCTAAGAATGTAACGGAACTTTCAGTATCAATTTCCAACATACCATTATCAAACTTACAATTTTCAAAGATGATTCCATCATCCCCAATTCTTGATTTTGTAATTGCAATTGTTGCCAATTTCATCTCTTTTTGTGTTAGTGACTTAGCCACCGATATAATAACGTGACCAACTTGTGCCTTTTTAATTGACCCACCCATTTGGTCTGTCGTAACAACTTCAGATGAAATTGATGAACGATTACCTTGTGTTGCTGTCCAACCAACTAAGTCCAACTCGTGACACATTGATTCAAATCCCCTCATTACAGATCCCTCACTTTTCCATTCATCTTGGTGTGAATTGTTTTCAGGTAAAACACAATCAATATAATCTAATAATATCATATCAATCTTTTGTCCGTCAGCAATCATTTTTCTAACTCTGTTTTTAATCTGATTCATTGTTAGTGAATCTGATGATTCTTTTTGTAGAATCAATTGGTTAGACATATTATTCTCAATTTCTCTAACCTTAGTGATTACCTCTTCTTTTCTAAGTGATAAATCATCAGGGTGAATCTTAGTCCATAGTGTAAAATGCTTTCTTTGGATAATTTTTGGATTGTCCTCAAAAAATATTTGTAAAACATTGTTACCTAAATTGAACGCATGATTAGCAATCTTTGTAAGTAAAGTACTCTTACCTACCCCTGTTGGTGCTAAGATTACACCGATCTCACCTCGTGCTAATCCACCTTTTAGTAGTTTGTCAATTCCTGGTATTCCCATAGGGATTGGGTGTCTGTAATCCTCATTTAGAACATCATCTAAATTAGAGAATACATCCATAACACCCCCCTCAACTTCGCCAACTTGTAGAGCTCCTCTGAACAATTCTTCAATGGAATCATAACTCTCAAATTCACCCCCATCAATTATCTTTTGTGCCTTAACCATAGCCTTTTGTACCTCCTGTTGTTTACAGAATTTTAAGGCTTTCTCTTGAACGAAATCACCGCCCTCAAATGGAGCATCTTGGACTTTTTTAATCGTGTCTATTACAACCTTGGCGACCACCTCTTGGGGTAGTTCTGATCGTGTAATTTGGTTTAATGTCTCAAATGAAGGGGTGTTCTGATATTTTGAATAGTACTCCTTGACCATCTGTATGATGATTTTAAAGTATTTATTCTCAAAATAGTTGGGTTCTATTACATCAATAATTGAATGGGCGAATAGCTTATCAACCACAATCTGATTTAGTAATTGTATCTGAAATGATTGTCCTAAATAATCAAAATTTTTCTCTGTCGCCATAATTAATTTGTTAATGTATTGAATAAATATTACCCCACTAAGTTATAATTCATATATTCATAAGTTAATTTTTTTTCCGAAAAAATCTCGGTTAGGGAGGTCAATAACTCCTTTAATTGGGGGCGAACATCTACCGTATATCTTACTTTTGGGGGATAAACCTTCGCATTAATCTCGCGATTATACATAACGGTATCGCCATTTTTAATCGTTAGTGTGAATTTCTCAGGTCCGTCAGTGATTGATGTTTCCATAACCATTGGGTTCTCATAAATTTCAAACTGATTCTCCATCATATACACAACGGATTTAGTTCTCAATCTGTCTTTAAATTCAATAACGAAGTCGCTAATGTATTCATGCAACTCGACAGAGCTCTTTGCATTGGGGTTATACCCTCTGACATTAAAAAATCGTTGTACGATGATGTTCTCATTCACTTTAAGAATGAATTCCAGTTTGGTTGATTCTTGATCTTTCATAATTTAATTTATTTAATATTTGTTTTTGTTTTTGGTTTTACTATTTCATCAATTATTCCGTATGCTAAACTTTCTTCCGCCGATAACCACAGGTCACGACTCGCATCTTCCATTACTTGTTTCGCATCTTTACCGCAATACCCACCCAAAAGTTCAAAAAGGATGTTGTTTGTTTTTTCCCACTCAACCATTGAGATACGAGCATCTTGGATATTACCTTCCAACCCACCACTTGATTGGTGTAACATAGTTCGTGAGAATCTTAATGATGATCTCATACCCTTTGTTCCCGCTCCCAACAATACCGAACCCATCGATGCCGCCATTCCTGTGTTGATTGTCGCAATCGGTGCGGTGATATATTCCATAACGTCAACCATACTCAATCCCGCTTTAACAGACCCACCAGGAGAGTCAATGTGCATCGTAATTGGTTTCCTTGGGTCTTGTTGGTCTAAGAATAAAAGTTGCGCTTGAACAATTGTTGACATATGGTCATTAACAGCTCCGGCCACCCAAAGTATTCGGTCCATTAAGAGACGAGAGAAAATATCAATTTGTGTTGCTCGTAATTCTCGTTCCTCCAAAACATATGGAGTCATACTACTTTTAACCGCCGATTGGAAGTTTTGGTATTGGTGTAATGTGTTTGAACCGATACCTTTACCTTTAATTGCGTATTTTTCAAATTCTGTCATACTATTTTTTTTCGTTTTTAAATTTTTGTTTTTCTTTTCTCGTTAGTTTCATTATTGGTCTTAGGAACTCAACCCAAGCGTCGTCTTTCTTTGGTAGGTATTTAAATATACCATCATTATTCATCATCTTGATTAAGTTCTTGTAACCCCTTCCGTCGGGGTCTAACGACTCTCTATAGAATTCCTCTACGATCGTCTTTCCCTCGTCAGTAATGAGGGGTTTAGATAGGTCTATTATCTTTTCATTGACTTGGAAGTATTCGTTACCATAAATTCCTCTTTTCGTTCTACCACTTAATAGGTTTTTTAAAACTGCGTTGTCCTTATCTTCGGTTAAAAGCTTTTCAGCCTTTTCCAAAATATCGGTAAAGGAAGTTGGATTTTCAAGTATCTCAGGAAATAATTTAACTAATGTTTTCTCGCCGAGGTAGAATATACCATCAATATTATCCGAAGAATCTCCTGTTAATATTTTACAGGTTTTGATATTATAATGGGGGAACTCTATGTCTTTATTTTTAATCATATCTCCGAACTTGTGTATCTTCTTTGTGGAAGGCGAATATACACAAATATTTTCAGATATCAGTTGTGTTAAGTCCCGATCTGATGAAAAAATTACTTTATTTTCATCAGGCGATATTTGACAATAATAAGCGATTAAGTCATCTGACTCATTATCATTCATCTCAACTTGACGAACAAACATCTCCTCAAGATATTGCTTAACACGTTGTTTTTGGTAGTTAAACGAATTTTCCTTTAACTCGTCAGGTTCAGGTCTGTGTTCTTTATATTGGGGGTATAGTGATTTCCTAACGGAAGAGTTGTTCTCAGCATCCCAGAAAACCACTACCTTATCAAGGTTATGTCTCTCAATAAATTTACTAATAGTGTTAAGAAAATGATATATCCCCCCAATATGTTGGCCTTTATGGTAGAAGTCCTTTACTCCGTGAA